CGATGTGTGGTCACACGCGATGGTCAGGAGAATCGTCCACAACGATCACTACGCTGGCTACGTGTCGTTCGGCGATGTGGTCAATACCAATCCATCCAATAAATACCCCATCGTCTGGGGGCAGGAGACACACGGGAAAGTGGTACGCGAGAGAGAGAATCGCAATCATGGCGGCAGCCCTCCAGCAACGTCGGTCAGTGGCATCGTGGTCTGTGCGCGGTGCTCGTGGTCAATGACCTACGCCTCTAAGGAATGGGCCGACTATTACCGCTGTAACCTTCACGCCCAACAGAAGCGGTATAGGGACAGCTGCCATCCCAACCATACGAGGATAGAGAAGATCTTCACAGCAGTAGAAAACGCTCTCGGGGCTATGGCTGATCTAGATATCGTGCGCGAGGTGGTCAGGAGGTCTCTACCCGACAGAGTAGTACTGGAGCAACGAGTCGGTCAACTTCGGTCTCGGATAGAGAAGCTGGAAGCAACTCGGGACCGGCTGACCCGTTTAGTGGCGGAAGGGACGGTCAAGCCAGACGCCTATCGTCGGTCTGATAATGAGCTTCTATCTGAGATGGAGGAGTTAGAGTCGGTCTTGACGGATGCGGAGAACCGCTTGCACGCTATCCCAGACGTCGAGGAATACGTGCAGAGGATAGAATCGGCCCTAGAACTGACCAAGGGAGATTGGCACCAGTCGGACGCGATGAGGCAAGCATTGATTCGGTCTGGGTTGCGGGTGTATTGTGAGGATGGGGATGTGGTTGGCGTCCGACTGGTATTGGATGAAAGGACTTCGGCAAGTCGTTTCATTCAAGAGATACTGGCTAGGATGAGGTAACACAAAACCCCGCCGAAGCGGGGCTTGTGGGTATGTGGGGCGGTCAGTCATTAGCGGACTCACGTAGAGCTGCGTCTATCTCATGGATACCACCATCGGCCTTGAGAGTGCGCCAGTCTACAGTGCGTTCATTATCGAACTCGGTGCGAACGTCGATGAGGGTACGTCGGTTCCAGTCTTTGGGCACTCGGATGATCTCGACCTTGGTGCCGAATCTGGTGTAGATAGCCATTGGTCTGCTCCTTTACAGTCTAGCCACCCAGCCCCAGGGGCGTGGGCGGGAGTGGGACAATCTAGCTAAACATCCGATTCCAAGCTGCCTCCGCGATTTCCTCAGCCAGTGGGTCATTGTGAATTGAGCGGGTGAACGCCTCTGCCCCGTCAACCACCTTGACCTCAACAGGGCGGCTTGTCCATTCGCTGGCGATCTGTTTAGTGTGCTCGACTAACTTAGTGACTTCAGCGTCAGTCGGTTTCGCTCCCCAGCTCTCGGCGTCACGGCTGATGTAGATGGTCATTGGCTTCCCCTTTGGTCTCTCGGCCTGATTTCTTGGCGTCCACGTTTCTGCAAATCGCTCAGCTCCTTCTCGCTCGATGATCCACGTTCCGCCGACTTTCTGAGCCTCCAATCGCCCTTCCCGAATGGCGCTATATAGCGTCTGTTCAGGAATATTGAACTCTTGGGCGGCGGTAGGAACTGTTAGGACGTTCATTATTTTCTCCCTTTATAAATTGCATCACCTTCTTCTTGTGATACTTTTGGCTTGAGCATTGCTTGCTCTGCCACGCAACGATCTGCAACCTCTCGCGCCCCTTGCCCCTTGATGTGAGTAACCTTATACATTCGTCCATCTTCGTGAAGCATTGCACGCTTGCCCATTTCAACCTGCACCCCGCGCAACTTTGCACGCTCTAAAATATCACGGATTACATCACCATCTTCACCTAAAGGAACCGATACTTCAATGAATCTATCACCATTATTCCAAGCCTCAATTGCATTTTGCCATCTATCTGTCATTTTCTTCTCCTATGCCTTGATCGTGAACTTCTGGTGGCCAGAGCGGGCAACAATCTTGCTCTGCTCTGAGAAGCTTTTCCCTGTCATTTCTGCCAGGGCATCGAGCAGGTCGTGCCCCATCTTGATGCTGTAGATTTCTACGTCGATGTCATATCCCGCATCGTGGATTACCTGGGCCTGCTGGATCATCAGATCATTTGGGAGTACGTCCGTGTCGTCGCCCATTGTGATTTCTGCCCTATAAGAATCTACCGGGGTGATCGTGACCTCTGCCATTTCTATCTCCTTTGTCTCTATCCCTTCCCTCAACGTGATAATATTATATCATAAGATACTATGTTTGTCAAGAAACTGCTCTTATGAGGGTCAAACTGCCATCTATGAGGTTATTTTGGTGCTCCGTGAGGGTGTTTCGGCCTTCTATGCAGGGGTTTAGCCTATTGGTGCAGCGTTCCTACCATCGAGATAGACGCAACGCCACCACACCTAGAACGAGATAGCGACAACCGCCCCCTCTTCGCAGAGGATTCGCAACCCGAGGTTGCGTAGGGCGCGATTGAGAGCGTGTTCCTGTCCGTCGGTGAGGTTGCCGGTGTCGATTGCCAGCGATTCTTCGATGTAAGCCCGCTGCTGGCCGGGGTCGGGTAGGGCGAGCGTCCGCCGCTCGTTTCGTTGCAGTTTCTCATTGAGATTATCTATCTGCTGATACAGCGCATCCTCCCTCCGCTTCGCCGTCGAGCCACGCAGGTTGCCCGCCGCCACCGCCCCCGCCAGTCGGTCTAGCTGCGCCTCTGCTTCTGCCTTCGCCGCCTCCAGGTTGCCACGTTCCTGCTCCAGTCGCGCCACCTCGTCTGACATCTCATCTTGTACCACAGCATCGACGCCGACGGACCGCACATTATCCATCCAGGCGTCGAAAGCGTCCAGGAGGTCGGGAAGCGGCACGTAGTTGCCGTGGCACTCTCGATGCAGTCTCGCGGATTGGCCGCAGCGATAGTAGTGGTAGCTCCCATCGTGACCGCCAGTGTGGGAGTGCATCGCGGAGCCGCAGCGGTTGCAGAATACGACGCCGGTGAGGAACGTGGCAATATCGGAGCCGCCTTTGATTCTCTCTCTGCGGTGGCGCTCGCGAATGACCGCGTGGTAGGTCTCCCGGTCCCAAACGTGCGGGAATTTGTCCGATGGTTTCTCATTCCGCACGTCGCCCCAGGTCACGTAGCCGGCGTAGATATCACGCTTAACCACCTTCAATACCGCTGCCGGCCACCACTGGGAGCCGCCCGGAGCAGGGTAGCCTTCTTCTTCGAGCTTCCGAGCAATAGCACGATAGCCGTGACCATCGAGGTAGAGTTGTGTTAGCCTTTGGACGCTCTCAGCTTCGTGAGGCACAAACTCGGCCCCGACCGTCTCCCCGTTGGCGTCACGGATCGGGCGATAGCCGTAAGGCCAGTTACCCGGATGGAGACCGCGCCGCACCCTGGCTTGCATCCCGAAGCGATGGCGCTTGACGCGCTTGTGCTGCTCCTGGTTGGCCCGCACCCCGTCGATAGCGTAGATGTAGCTGGCGCTCTCCGACTCCCCGCCGACCATGTACCCACCGCTGGCGATGTAGACGCTGGCCCCGGCTCGTTTGACCAGCGAGAGCACCTGCTGCGACAGCGCCGCGTCTCTGCCGAGCCGGTCGGTGTCCCAGGCAAAGAGAATGTCGAAGTCCTCACTTTTGCAATGGCGTCTCAGAGAGCGGTACGCTGGCATTTCCGCTTCCGCTTCCTCCCACCGCCAGAGGTCGCGGCTGTGGCCGGGGACGCGGAGCACGTCGATGATCTCGCCGTCGATGCGATCAGCGTAGGCGCGACCTGCGTTTTCCTGGACCTGGAGGCTGTCTTTGTCTTCGGCGGCCTGAGGTTTTGAGGATACGGCGGCCCAAATGAGGACGCGGGGAGTGGTCATGGATAAAAACACCTATACATTTGCATAAGTGTTGATGGTTTTAGAACCCGCCGATGGTTGCGATGCAGCCGCCGACCAACGAGAGCACTACCAGCGCGACGATCAATGTGTAGAGATTCGATACTTTCTTGCGGATCTGCGTTAGCTCGTCGAGGATTTGCTGATTGAGGTCGGATGGTTGGTTTTCGCTCATTGACACAATTTCCTCCAGGATGGGCACTACTTTACTACAGTCGAGGCGTCTATTCGTTGCCGCCTATAATAAGAACAGGGAGACGCAATTGCCGAAACTCGCGCTGATGCTCAAGCTCTTTTTTCATGCACGCAACGCACCGTCGCTGCTCGTCTTTGCAGAGTCGGCTCCACAAATAACAAAAGCGGTGGTCCCTAAGGCTCTTCCTCCACTCTTGCCGCGCTTGGTCGGCTTTCAAGCTTCCTCCTAGCCAGGGCTTCCATTTGCGTTAGCAGCATCTCTTTTTGTGTTGGGGATAGTTGACGGAATAGGTGAAGTGCCTGTTTTGCGTCCGGGTCGCCGTCGGGTTCTGGCGGTAGAAGGCCAGCGAGTCGGAAAACGGTAACAGGATCTTTATTGAGAGCGCGGGCAATAGCGAGGCAAAGCTCTGGGCCGGGCTTCCTTGCCTCATTCATAACTAAGGATATCCCGCCAGAGGATAGGCCAGCGCGTCGCGCCAGTTCATTATATGACCAGTCTCGTTTTTGTAATTCCTCATTGAGCCATTCAGTGAACTTTCTCATAGGTGTGTATATTATACGGCGGTAAGTGCTCACTGTGGGATTCATTATCCTTTCGCTTGTAAGTAATAAGCAAGATACTGACCAATTTTTATGACTTACCCAGAAGGGTATTGACAAACGCTTGCGCCTGTATTATAATATACTTGCTGGCGTAAGAGCTGGCATTCTTTTTAGGGAGAATGCTTACATGCGTAAGCATTTGACAGACAGGAGAAAGTTATGGCAAAAGGACAATTGAAGTCCATCTACATTTACCCAGATGATTTAGAGACTATCAACCAGAAAGCACGCGAGACTGACGCTATTGCCTACGATGGCGAACCGAATACCAGCGCGGGGCTTCGAGCGGTGCTGGCTGAATATGAGCGATTGAAGGCCAAAGCCAACGAGAATGGAGGCAACATCAATGACTGACACCCACTACGACGCCGCGACCGACACCCTCCACATCGCTGGTCGGCAGTACGAGCCAATTTGCTATGTGGACACCGGCTCCGGTGAGATTCCCGTATTCGACACCAACGGGAACGATCCGCGCAAGATTATGCTGGCGCTTTACCGGGCGCTGGCGAGGGAGGAACAATGAAACCCGGAGCGACGATCTATCTGCTGGTCTACGCATTCGCAATCATCCTGTCGGGGACGCACCTTTCAATCGGGGTGACAATTGGAATCGCTATTGGCGGCTTTATGCTGCTGCTAATCTATTCGCTCTGCTGCGCGGCGAAGAAGGGAGACCGCGATATGGAGCGAATGGCGCGTGAGATGTGGGAGAGCAATGGGCGTTAGGGCAGAAAACCGTCGCATTCGCCAGATGGAGCGCGAGCTAGGCTACGATGATGAGTTTATTGGCCCGGTTGGAGTATTCTACCCAGAAGACTTCGGCAAGGATGAAGAACAGGAGGATGATGATGGACATAATCGCAATCGCCCAAGAGATCGGTAACAGAGAATACCAGAAGCGTTTGCCTCACTTAGAGGAAGCATCCGAAGCTTACACCGTCAACACTCAAGCCGCGCTCGATGCCTTACGAGAGGTTGAGCAACAACAGTCGCCAACGGAGATGTATAACGGCCTACTGGCGGCTGGCGAAGACCCGGACCGGGCAGCGCACCTCGTTGATATGGAGTTCGGATTTGCCGATCCGATGCCCGATCCGTTTGCGCCGGTATTCGATGCACGCGGTGAGTGCGGGGTGTGCAAACGCGACTGCCGGACTGCGTTTCCAAGCTGCGAGATCTAAAGGGGGATCAATGTCTGAACAAGAAGGAGCACTGACGGTTGTAGAGGGGCAGCTAGTCGAAGATGGGGAAGTCATTAGCGTCGATAACCTCTATGGCGACGACCAACAAGTAGGGGCATTGGCCGAGCGGGTGCGAATGGTGGCGCCCTGGGTCAAGTACAAGAGCAACGGCCAGTGGCGAGAGATGAGCAAGAAGGAAGTCTCCCTGGTCATCCGCCGCTGCATGGCCCTGGGCGTAGATCCGCTGAATCCGCACGAGGTCCAGATTTGGCGCGATCACCACGGCGTCCACTTCCAGCTCGCCTACACGCTCTTGACGCAATGGATGCGCGACGTGCAAGGCGGGCACACAGAACCGCGCTACTACCGCCTGTCGAAAGAGGAAAAGGAGCGGGAAGGGATTAGCCCCAACGATAAAGCGGTGCACTGCGAGTTCGTGATGCTATCTGATATGGAGCATATCGCGCAGATGATGGACTTGGGGTTCGACCCACAGGATGCGCGGGACAGTTTCACCGTCAAAGGCCTGGGTGTCGTAGATGCTGCTGAGTGGAGTGGCAAGTATTTCGCCCCTAACGGGCGCTCGAAGGCGTGGAAGCTCCGCAAGCGGGCCTACGTTGACGCGGTTCGCAAGCGATTCGGCACGCCGTCGCGCTCGGAGATCGTCAAGCTGCGGCGCGAGCGTGGTGAGAAAAAGCTGTTACCGGAGGACTACCAGGGCACCGACAATCTGATGGCGCAAGACCGGCACCTACTGGCCCTGGAGCATGCCAAGCACCGCGAAGAAGAACAGGACGGGCGAGATACGGCTATTCTCGCTGGTAGTGACGCTAGACGTGACCAGCTTTTCAAAGGTGAAGGTGATAACGGCAACGGGAGCGGAAATAAGCCCGAAGCAGATCCAGAACCGCAGGCAGAGAGCGAACCGGAGCAGGCGACCACCAACGACAACGGGAGCAACAACAATGGCCGGCCCTACGATCCGCCCAAGCTACAAGAGATCATCGGCAAGAGCATTGAAGACAAGCGCGGCAAGGGCTTCACCTTGGGGCCGAAGCTCTCCAACTATCGCGGCGCAATGAACGCCAGTCTTGAGCTCTGCTTCGCTGGCGACAAGCACTCCGACCAGAAACGCCACCTCGTTCTTGAGTATTTGACCGGCAAGGCGTCGAGCAAGGAGATGGACGACGCCGAAGTGAAGACCGTCCACAAGTGGCTGAACGCCAAGCCGGACGATGACACCGGCGAGTGGTTCCCCGATCCGACTGCTGAGATCGAGGCGCAAGCCGTGGCGAAAGTGGCGGCGAAGAACGCGGGACAGACAGAGTTTCCTATCTGATAGGTGACGTTCAAGCAACTATATCACACAAGGAGGTACGATGCTGGAAATAGGAACGAAGCTACGCAAGAAATATGGGGCAGCCTCATCGGTTCCGAAACCGAGATCACCAAGCGCGAGGTCGTACGAGACCGGGCCGAGGGCACAACCGAGATCGTCTACACTGTCGGCAAGGGCATGGCCTACGGCACCCACACCGAGGAAGGTATCAAGGCGAAGTTCCTCTTCGTGGACGACAACGCCACGGCTGCACTCAATGAGAAGGTGATTGCACTGGTCGCCCCCGCAGGCATTGGCGCAGCTAAGTGGCGTTGCTTGGCACATGGTAAAGGTCGGAGATTCCCGGTTCGACCCCGGATACAACGCGAGGCCGATGACCGAGAGGTTCAAGTCCTCAATGCGCCACTCAGGACCAGCTTCGGCTGGTGGGAGCATCGTAATTCTGTCAGTCTGGATGATTGGGCCGCCGCCACAGCTCCCCGGCAGCTCATAAACACATAATAAGGAGGTCGATGTGAAAGCGGCAAGTGGGGTTCTGAGTTTAATCTGTTACGGGGGTGTTTACTTTGTACTCAGTGATGCCGGAATAACTGACCAGTGGCATTATTGGGCTATTTTAGGATTGATGCTGATTCTTGACATTGGACAGTATACCATCGGGGTGCTTAAGAATTGACATATTCAATTGTTAAGGTCCTTTTGAGTGCGCCCCCACCGGGGGCAACGATGGGGGCGGGGAACAACTTGGGGCTAACTATCACTACTATACCACATAATCCGCTCTATGAACCCATAGCAAAGGAGGAATCGCGTGGACGCATATGAAATCTACACTCTAGCCGGAGCCGCGCTACTCACCACGCTGCTCCAGTTGGTGGCGCACTACGTCGAGAAGCCAAAGGAGCCGCGTCTGCTGGTACGCTATGTGTGGGGCACGATCATTCTTTGGGTCGGTTTCGCTGCGTGGCGGTTCCTGAACGGTGATTGGATTACGCCCTTGGGCCTTGCAGCAATCGACGCCACGGCAGGAGTCGCGGTCATCGGCTCCTATGCTTGGGACCGCACCGTGGAGCGGATACGACAAGCCAGGATGATTGAGGGAGCCGATGACGAACTCCAAAACGCCTGAGTGGGAGCGGGTGCGCGATCTCGAAGACGTGATGTTCGTGCTTGGCACAATTGACCAGCTACGCGCTGAGATCAAGCTCGCAGCGTGGCAGCAGGGCGGGTATCAGCGGGTATTTCAACTGGCGGAAGAGCAACGGGTGGAATTGGATAAGCTGCGACCGTCGGTGAAGCGGCTTTACGACAAGTGGATCAAGGAGGCGAGAGAATGAATGAGTACACAAAAAAGTTAAAAATACACGGTCCATCTGATGGTAAAGGTCCATACGATGATGGCGGGGATTATGCACTCATTGACGCAGATGGGAAGATCGTCGGTGAGGCTATCCACATCGTCGATCATAATGAGTATCGACCGGCACAGGCTAATGCTCAACTGTGGGCCACCGCCCCCGACCTACTGGCGGCTTGTGAATTTGGACCACCCGACAATTACGGCCCCGCCTTACTGGAAGTCGCAGCTGACATTGCAGAGAGCACGGGGCAACTTGAAACCGCGAGGGGATTGCGGCAGAAGGCCAAGATGGAACACGCCGCAATTACCAAAGCTAGGGGAGAGAACGAATGAACGAATACCTAGACGACTACAAGGCAGGAATGATCGAAGAGATCCAGCAGAGCGACGACCCGGCACAACGGGCGCGAGAGCTGCGAAAGAGCGCTAGAAAGGAGGCTCTTTCCGCCCACGACCGCCGCTACGCCTGGGAGCTGCTCAATGTTTGGTGGGACATATTCTCGGAGGTATTCGATGACCACAATGACAGCGACAAACCGTGAGAGCCGCGGATTGTTCAAAGTATTCTGCTTGCTCGTTCTCTGCACCGCCACCATTGCCGTGTTCGCTGCCTTGGCCGATATGCGCACCGAGGTCAACAGCCACGCCCTCCAGCGGCACGGCCTCCAGGCGATCATGGCCTCCCGGTGGGTTGACGTGTTCGGCGGTCCCGGTCACGACTGCCCAGATGGTCGGACGCGGTGGGGCGTCAAGATGTGGGAGGGGGTATGGGCAGTGAAGGTGATGGAGGGGGATGCGTTCGTCACTGCGTTTCTCTGCTACGACGCGGGGTACGTCGTGCGGATGCTCGACCCGTGTGACCCGCCTGGGTTACAGGTGGCGCAGTGATATGCCTAACATCAAGCCCAACCGCGACAACTGGCGCGAGTTCTGCGAGGAACCGAAACTTACAGACGAAGAATATGAAGTATGGCTTGGAATGTCAGCGGCGACCAGTGCTGACGATGACTTGATGACTGAGCTGATTGAGGCTGTCCCCGGAAAGCGCGAGCCGATTGAGTTTGGCGGCGATGATTGGTCCGACGTAGTAACCGAGGTGGACGCATCGCGCCGGTTGGCAAGGGCAGAGGTTGAATGGTGGAGGAAACAGAATGGGCAACTATCCGATTGAAGCTAGGCGTGAATTATTCGGCGATGTAGCCGCCGAGATGGACGCACAGCTAGAACAGTGGGGAGAGCAGAATCATCCTGGCCCCATTTGGCTCACGATCTTGATGGAAGAAGTCGGCGAGGCGTGTAAGGCCGGGTTGCAGGGTGGTGACATAGAAAGCGAACTGGTACAGGTTGCGGCGGTTGCGTTGTCGTGGCTGGAGTGTCACCGACGGAACCTGGAATGACAAGGGCGTTTATGGGAGCAGTAGCCCCGAAGGAGATTAGAGATGGAGATCACAGAGGTATCAGTAGAAGTCGGAGAAGTTCGCAATCACCCGTTCGAGTACGGCAACCGCCGTGCCTCGGTGCGGATGACGGCTGCATTGGATGAGGTCGATAATCATGAGGTATCTGCCGCAGAACTACGCTTGATGGCTCGGCAGCAGGTGGAGGCGGAGCTCGATGGCTGGGAAGAGCGAATCAGAGAAGAACGGCGAATCGCAGACGTGTTGTTGGAAATCGAAAACGAAGTCTATCGAGTTCGGCAATTTGGTAACTCTCCCGATGACGTATCAGCACATGTGGAAGGCGCGATGGTGGTCATCGAGGATCTGCCGGAAGAAATGCGCCAGGAGTGGATTGATCGCGTGCTCGATGCCAAACGTGAGCGGATCGCGGAGTTAGAAGAAATCAAGCGCGACGAAGAAGAAGGCTATGTCGAGCCGGAAATCGACTTCTAGCACGCATAAGGTGTTCAGTAGGATCTGTAGGGGTTGCTTATGAACGAATTGACAGAACAGGAATGGTCGTATTTAGCGGGGTTCTTTGACGGTGATGGATGCGTTAGATCACCAAGTATATAGGGCCGCGCTGTAAATCTCCGTCGTATGGCCTAACAGTGATTTTTGGTCAAGCCGACGAGTTGTTCCTCAAGTATTGGCAAGTCAAGATAGGCGTTGGTCGTGTCAATGAAGCGCCGGGGGGGCAATAGCAAGCTAGGGAGCAAAAGAACCTATGCTTGGCGCATCTCTACTAGAGAAGCCCAAGAGCTGCTCCAGCATCTGGTTGACTACGTTGTACTTAAGAAGGATCAGGTGCAAGTTGCACTTGAGTTTCTTGAAATCCCTGCTGGGCCGTGGGGTAGCGCGGGGATTCCACAGGACATCACTCACAAACGTGAAGAGTACAAGCGTGCGCTGAGTGCTCTCAAGCACAAGTCATTTGATGGGCTGGACGAAATCGACTTGACTGACTTAGATTGTGCTCCACAAAGCCCACAACTGGAGCTATGGAGCGATAACTAGCACGTTTATGGGAGGTAATATGCCAAAACGATACTTTGTAAACGAGCAAACCAAGGGACACATCATAGCTGATGCGAAGATGGGAGAATCAAAACAGGAGATGCTCGGTGAAATACTGCGCGAGCAGGGGTACTCTGAGGTCGAGCGTGACGAGTACCATCGGTTTGTGAAGAACAACCCACAGGAATGACAACAGCATTTCACCGAGCTATGCAATTTCACAGTTCGATGAAAGCAAAGGAGAGAGCATGAGTGACAAGTTGACGTATAACCAGGCGATTGATCGCATAGCAGAGTTAGAGGATGAGCGCGACGAGTTGCAGCGAGCGGTGGAGCTATCACAAGATGCTTATACTGGAACCCAATCCGAACTCGCCACCTGCCGCGAGAAGGCCAGGGGGTGGTTCAACAAAGCTGAACGGTGCTTTGAATCAGAGCGTGATTTGAAGCGCGATCTGAAATTAGAGCGCATGGCCCACGGTGAGGCGGAGGATCTGCTGCACGAGTGCCACAAGAAGCTGGTAGCGACACAGGCCCGAGCCCGGCAACTCACTGATGATCTGCGAGCGTGGACGAAGACAGAGGTCGCGCCGGTGGACACTGGCGCCCTAGACACCTACGTAGCCGAGATCGTAGCAGACCGCGACAAACAAATCAATGGCGAACGAGCAGCGAGTCGAAAACTCAGAGAGAAGCTGGCGGCGGCTGAGGAGAGAGAGCAGGAGGCCATTGAGATATTGAGAGAACTCGAAAGAGTACATCGCAATCATTTCTGTGGCATTTGTGGAGCACATGCGGAGCCATCACTAGAAGGATGGATACCACCACAACACAAGCCAGATTGTAAGTTAATGAAGATTCTCAATTGTGAATCCGATGCGGAAACCCTCGACGCCGCGCTGGAGAGCCGCGAACATGAAGTACTCGAGGCGCTATGTCGGCTCTTTACCGGCAAGGAGTGGAGTGAGGTCGCGATAACGTGGGACGAGAGCGGGCCAGAGCGCATAAGCATCAATGCACTATGGGGTTACATTCACAATAGGCACCGTGCCATGCTGGAGCAGGCGCGTCGGGAGGGCAAGCGCGAGGGGCGCAAGCTCTTCCCATCAGAGATGCGGCTGGCGGAGCGGACAGGCAGGGAGAAGGAACGGGAGCAGATTGAGCAAGAGAAGGGGATGGTCTACAACGAATACTTGGACCGCTACTTCTCAAGCAAGGAGCAATCTGAAAAGACAGAGAAGTGGTGGCGAGGGTTAGAGGAAAACTGTCCGCTCAAAGCTGCAATTCAAGCAATCCGCGAGGCCGACGTAGATAACGCAGGCGATAACGACGCAGCGTAGATGGTATCTACGTTGTGGATATAGGTAAGGCAATCCCGCTTTCAAGAACTAAGGAGGCTTCATGCCAGTTAAATGCATCAAGGACCCAACCGGTATGTTCAGGCGCGGCGCAGAGTTCCGTAATGTCGATTGGGCCATATCAGCACACGGCAAGGTGTGGCCGGAGGGCAGCAAGTGGCTGTGGGAGGGGCGCGGAGAGCCGCACAAGGTACTGGTGGTCGGGAGGGGCAAGGTGCCGATCAGGGATGACGGGGCAATTCTGGAGACCACGACGACGCGATATGAGTGGGCCTAGACAAACGTTGGACAAAGTGATACGTTGGAGGAAAGTGTGATGAAATTAATACTACGCAAGCTGCTTTACAACAGACTGTTTTCGCGCATTTTTATAGGTGCTTGGATGCGCCACCTTGACGGAAACCACCTTGCTGACTATGAGGTGTGTCGCCACTGGCGATGCTGGCTTTTCTGGCACATTGAATACATATTGTGGTACTGGTTGCCGGGAGCGCCAGAATGACCAGGATCAGATTCACCACAAATGACGCAGAGTACACCGTCACAGAGAGCAAGCGCAATCACCGCATCATTCGCTTGGAGGACGGCAAGGGCGACCCACTGGTACTTGACCGGCGTATCTACCAGCGAATGAGGGAGGCCGGTGTGGTGGTGGAGGCAGACGCGAAGGAGAAGCGGGAGCGGTGGGAGTTGTGAGATTAGGACCGTATAAGTTGGGGCCAAATGACACACCAGAGAATGGTATCTACACTGGCGATGCGCGGGAGCTGGCGAAGGCGATACCGGATGAGAGCGTGGACTTGGTACTGACAGACCCGCCTTTTGGTATTGACTTCGATTATGGTGGCACCTACGATGACGACCCGCAGATGTACCGTCACTTGTTGGATTGGATAGTAGAAGTAAGCAACCGCGTGGTGCGCCCAGGAGGATTGTGCTTCGTATATGTCGCACAACCCCAGCTGTACGACATATGGCCTGGCGCGTTCCCAGAAGGTAGTCGCTTATTTGCTGCCTGCAAGAACTTCGTACAGATGCGGCCAACACCAGTGCAGTTTGCTTTTGACCCGGTGGTGTTTTGGCGTAAGGATGGGCCGCGCTTAAAGCCAGACAGTGGTCGTGACTGGCATGTAGCGAATACCTGCATTACAAATAGCCGTGGATTGAATGAAGCGGGTTGGCATCCTTGTCCTCGCCCATTAGATACGGTTATGTACATGGTAGAACATTTCTCACCGGTGGACGGGATAGTAGTAGATTGGTTTTGTGGTAGTGCAACAACAGCATTGGCTTGTCACCTTTTGAGGCGCCATTGGTGGTCTTGTGAGATTGTAGATGAATGGGCACAACTAGCACGCGACCGGGTGAGACAGACGCAACCGCCGTTGTTCGTGCCGGAGCCAGGGCAGGCGGAGATGGATTTGGGATAATTTGGGATATATGCGCTTGTGCGAAACGGGATTCTGTGGTAGCATGTTGATGCTCGCCAAAGCGTTGACACATCAGGAGTCGATTATGCTCCGCAATCAATCTCATATTGCGCTCGAAGGCCCCGTTTTGTCGGTTCAGTGTGTCGCTTTGGCGAGGGACACGACTCCACCGATGAGGCGGGGCTTTTGCGTACCTAGGGGGGAATGATGACTAACATCGAATGGGTAGCACGACCAGGAACTAAGCCAGAAACGTGGAATCCAGTACACGGCTGTACTAAGATCAGCGCGGGTTGTAAGAACTGCTACGCGGAGAAGATGGCGCGGCGGCTGGCGGGTCGGCACGGATACCCGAAGGCACCCCATCACTTTGACGTGACGCTGAGGCCGGACCGACTGGAAGAGCCGTTGCACTGGCGGAAACCGAGGACGGTGTTTGTGTGTTCGATGGGGGATCTGTTTCACGAAGACGTACCCTATGACTTCATTCTTGACGTATTCAACGTTATTGCTCAAGCACCACATTGTACTTTCCAGATACTCACCAAGAGACCCGAGCGAATGAGAGTTGTTTTGGATAGGATACAAGAGGGATGGGATGATGACATCACTTGGACAGGCGACTATCCATACTATGCTTTTGGGGCATTATCACAGTGGCCTTGGCCTCACGTCTGGCTCGGCGTCACTGCGGAGAATCAACGTCAGGCCGACGAGCGAATACCGCACTTGCTGAATACGCCGGCAGCATTGCGCTTTGTGAGCATTGAGCCGATGCTAGGGCCAGTAGGCTTACAGAGCCTAGAATCAAACAACGGGAGATTAGACGCGATTGGTGGTGAGTGGGAGGGATGTGAAGCACGAGATATGGGTCACGAACCTATTGGGTGGCCCACCAATAGCATTGATTGGGTCATCGTCGGCGGCGAATCCGGGCCAGGAGCACGACCATTCAAAGCACAATGGGCGCTTGACGTTATCGAACAGTGTAAGGCTGCTGGCGTGCCGGTATTTATGAAGCAACTCGGGTCATACACCGCTAGAAGCACGGGGCAACGGGGCAAGATGGGCGATCCGGGCGGATGGATTGAAGAATTGCGTGTGAGGGAATGGCCGCGCTAGTTTTTTGCATTAGTTGTGCCTTCCGCTGCTAACACCAGGGGAACGCTAGACGAACAGGGGGCTAAGGGATGAATGAAAGTAGCTTCAACGTCTATGTAGACCAGTACAAGCGTGGACAAAAGACACTAAAGCAGATTGTAGCCAGCATTATTGTAAAGATGGGATATGAGCCTCGATGTTGGGCTGAAACGCTAGAAATTGCGATGGATGTGGTGGCAGGAGAAAGGGGGCGAAAAGATGAGAGCGATTGAGACAGTCTACAATGGATACAGATTCCGAAGCCGGCTGGAAGCTCGATGGGCGGTGTTCTTTGATGCGCTAGTTATTGAATATCGCTATGAACCAGAGGGCTATGATTTGGATGAAGCTGGTTGGTATTTGCCGGACTTTCACCTTCCCAATCTAGGCGTTTGGATCGAGATCAAGCCAGACATTTCAACTAGACAGGGTAACACAAAAACTTATAGGTTGTTCGCAAGAGAAATAGGACCGATTATTCGCTTTGTTGGTCTCCCATCGGTTGCTTGGAATGGCACGCTATACTGCCAAGATGCGTGCGAGAGCGGAGGCGGTGATTACGAAATAGCAGCGGGGTTCGCATATTGCCATATCTGTAAGCGGTTTGTTATTAGCCTAAGTGATAACGATAGAAGGTTTTTGAACGGCGAACGACAACTACTCACCCCTGAATGGAAACCATTTGGGCTTTGTTGTTCCAATGATATGCACCGCCATAAACATACTGCTGGTGAACTAAGAGACTTACGCAAACACGCAAAGCAGGCACGTTTTGAGCATGGGCAAGTAGGGGCACCTGATAACTGGGCATAGGGGGCATAATGAGTAGGCGGGGCAAAGCACTAATCTATGAGCTGGGCGACTCTTGGTCATTCGGCCAGCTATCGCTATTGGCAAAAATTCTTTGGCCGATGTTGTTGCCAGCCAGCGACGATCAAGGGCGAGGCAGGGCGCACGCCAAATACATCAAATGGTCAATATGCCAGAACGTTGACGAACTAACGATAGAAAACATCCCCGATGTACTGAAAGAATTGGAGCAACAGGGGATGCTCTATCTCTATGGAGCCGGCGGGGAGCAATACTATCAGGTCATTAACTGGTGGGATCACCAACAGATGACGTGGGCGCATCCTAGCAAGTATCCAGCCCCGGTTGGTTGGGTAGATCGGATTCGCTACAACGCCAAGGGCAACGAGCAAGTCAAAGAGAACTGGGGCAAGTCTGGCGGCTTTACTAATGGTGTACCATCTAGTGATGAAGCACCTACCCAAGTAGATACCAAAGTAGATACTTCAAAAGAACCCAAGCAACATAACATAACACAACACAACACAACAGAAGATACTATGGGGGCTACGCCCCACGCCGATTTGCCCCACAACCACGACGAATGGCTCCAGTTTATCCGAGCTGGCAAAGACCAGAAGGGGGGTTGTATAGCGCGAGTTGGACGTATGCTGGTTACGCTGTGGCCTGAGATATACAACGGTGGCGACCCTCCCTATTCCAAGATCGGCGGTGTTGCGCGAAACGTCGGGGGTGCTGCTCGCCTAGGCCAACTTCTCTGGAAAGCGAATGCGAGCAAGGTGACTGGAGACCCGTTGGACTACGCTTCTAAGATGCATAGCTACGCAAAGAAACACAGCAACGGTAAATCAGCCTACGACACCCTAGACTTCGGAGACTAGCCAATGACCACGCCCGAACGCCCCCACAACTTGGAAGCTGAACGCAGCGTCTTGGGAAGCATTATCCTAGATGTCGACGCCTACTACACCGTTGCCAGTATTATCGACACTGATGACTTCTACCTCGTGCGCCACCGCTGGATATTTGATGCTATTCGCCACCTCCACCGGGAGCGAGAGCCGGTTGACTATCTCACCGTCTGCAATGAAGTGTCAAGGCGCGGCAAGCTGGCGAAGATCGGGGGGGAGGCATTCGTCATCGACCTCGTTCAGAGCGTGCCGTCAAGCTACAACGCGGAGGGCTACGCCGAGATCGTCAGAGAGGAAGCACACCGCCGGCGGTTGCTCGCCGCTGCGTCAGAAATTGCGAAGGTGGCCCATGCCACGGGGTTTGACCTTGACGACCGCCGGGTAGAGGCGCGGAAGGCGTTTGACAGCGCGGAGAAGACGAAGATCCGTCCCGATGCTATGAGCGCGGAGGAAGCGGTGCATATTCTGTTTCAAGAGGTTGGAGAATGGGCTGAGAACCCACTTAAGCCGGGAGAGGTGCGGGGGATCTCCACCGGCCTTGCTGACCTGGACGCGATGCTTGACGGAATCGAGCCGGGATTGTACCTCGTGGCGGCAGTTCAGCACACGGGAAAGACGGCGTTTTGCCAGCAACTCGCGGTCAATGCGGCGAAGGCTGGGCGACCCGTGTTGTTCTTCTCGATGGAGCACAGCGCGGAGTATATGTACCACCGAATAGCATCGAGCATCTGCAAGCTTGACATTCGGCAGATCAGACATGGGCTGAACGGCGCGGAGTTGAAGCGGTATCACGACGCCCTGAGCGTGATTGAGGATATGCCCATCGAGATTATCGGCAAACAGCTTACAATGAGCCAGATTGAGGCTGAGATACGGGCGCGGGTGCATCGGGGGCTGGCCTTCGTGGTTATTGACAACATCGAGCAGGCCGGCGCGTCGGTGAGTGGGAGCAAGCAGTATATCCAGTACCAACGAGCTGCTTACTGGATGCTGGGAATCGCCACAGACGATGACGTGCAACTGCCGATATTTACGACGATGCAGCTTGGCACTAAGAGCGTGTCGCACCGCCAGGACAAGAAGCCGGAGATGGGAGACCTCTACGGGGCCGACGGGCCGAATCAGGCGGCGAGTGTAGTACTGCTGCTGCACCGTGACGACAGGTGGACGTTTGAGGAAAGCGAGATGAATCACCTCATAGAAGTGTCATGCTGGAAGGATAAAATAAATCATACGGGCACGGGCAAGGCGCGAAAGTTTGTGTTTGGTTCACAGGGGCAGGTTTGGGACAGAACGAGGGAGGACGTGAGGCTATGAACACCAAGAAGCTAGACCGACTTGAACGAGCCGCAAATCGGGCCAAGCGAGACTATGGCCCCAACGACCCGCGCTACGTTCGGGCGCGGAAACGGTATCTGCTGGCGCAAGGCCGGGAGTGGAAGCGGCAGCGGGTGAAGGTGAGAGTGATAGGGGGTGAGAGATGAACGTTTGGCAAGCAAAGTATGAGGCACTGGTTGCGGGGATTCGGAGCCAGGAGTATATAGAAAATGCTGAAAAACTGGTGAGCGTTGCGCTCAGGATTTCGTCAGCGCGACCAGTTACGTTTGGTGAAGCCTTTGATGCGCTTCTACGTGCCGTGGTAATACAACAGCCTCCAGACATAGAGCAAGTGAGGTCAACCGATGACTCTTCGTGAGGCAGCACAAGAGCTATTAGAAGTGCGAGAGATCGGCGGTTATTACGCCGAAAATCAAGCCTACAACCGCTTCTGTGATGCACTATCGGCGGAGCACAGCGGGAATGAGAGATTTGTGCCGCCGGGGAAGGCGGAAGCGGCAAGGATAGCGCGGGAGATCGTGGGAGGCGAGTGATGGAATGGATTAGTGTCGAAGAGCGAATGCCGGAGATCGGCAAGAGCGGATTCAGCGACACGGTACTTGTCTTTGACAATATCGAGAGTTGTGTTTTATCTGCGGCTTATGATGAGGAGTTTGGCTGGTCATCTGAGCCGACAGGCTATCTTCTAATCGGGGTTACGCACTGGCGACCAATGATAGAATCTCCAGAGGGTGAGCGCATCGAGTGGGAGGCAAGGCGGGAGCGGGAACGGAGAGGGGATAGGAGACCGCAGTGAGCATACAAGATGACGTGGCAGCGGCAGTCTGTGACCGTGGATACTACGAGAAGCCGAATGGTGACCCGTGGAGCAAAGAGCAGCTGGCAGTGCGGCAGGTGGCGAAGCTGATGGAGGAGTTGGGGGAATTAAATCGGTATACTAGACAGATTGGATTGCATCGTCGAGGCTGGCACCAGTATTCAAGGTGGGAGAGGATGCTAAGTGAGGCTGCTCAGGTCGCCCGGTATGCCTTCGACGACGATGATTGGAGTGGTGCCTGGGTGGTCAACGAGGATGCGGCTGCCGAAGAACTCGCCGATATCCAGGTAGTCGTGTTCACCCTGGCCGACGTGCTGGGCATTGACATTCTGGAGCTGGCGCGGGAGAAGGCATTGGATGATGTGGAGAGAGGGGTGAGAAATGGCAAAGATTGACGTGCGCGAAGCGGAAGCGGGACCGGCGCTGGACGCGGCTTGTGCGGAGGCGATGGGGTGGGAGTTTACGGAATCGCACCTCACCATTGGCGCTCATGCGATTGAGGGCGTCGAAGGGACGGTGTGGTTCTATACCAACAAAGGGAATGTGCGAGCTGTAGGGTATGATTGGCGCGGCGAATGGCGGCCCTCAACTGACTGGGGTCATGCTGGCGAGCTGGTGGAGGCAATACAGCGGGAACCAGTGTGGGGCAAGTTTGTAGACTTCGTTGGTTACTTGGACAGTTTATGCGGCTCCGTTAGGGACTCTGGTAGAGAAACGCCCCTGGCTACTTGGCGAAATGTCGATGCGCTCGCAATCTGCAGAGCGTTTTTGTTGGCTTCGGGTGTTACAGAGATCGAGGCGAGCGGCCAGGACTAAGCGACGTGGGGAAAGGGGGCAGGGGGCTATGTCGATTATGGTATTGCATCCAGAGCAGGATATGGTCGTCACGGAGCGGGCCGCACTGGTCGCGTGGCGGCTGGCACACGGCGAAGCGATGACGACCGCTGACGTTGCGGAGATGGTCGGTGTTTGTGAGCGTTCAGCACAACGGATGATGTGCAAGATTGCGCGAATCCTCCCTATTGTCCAACGAAACGGGCATTGGGAGGCGGCTTTCTTCGGAGAAACAGAAAACTCATAGACAAAGCGACGTTCTACGTCGGGTCAATTTGGTATACTGCGTGCATAGGGGCAAAACGTATATCCAACAGGGGGTATTATGGGCGATCTTCTGACGGGCATTGCTGCGGCAGTTTTGGTTTCCTTCGCAATCGAAAGACTTACCGAATACTTTGTAGCGTTCCCTCTCGAAAAGGCTGCACCCAACGTTGACCGTGAGTGGTTGCGCTATGCAGTGCTGGTCTTCGGCGGTGCGGCTTCGTGGTTCTCCGGCTGGGACATGTTCACCAAGGTTGCTGCGCTCGATCCTCTTGTGGGACAGATCCTCACAGCGGCCATTGTCGGTGCGGGGCCGGAGATCATCCACAGGATCGTTAAGGAGCCACAGGTGCCGGAGCGAGCCTTGCAAGATGCGGCACGGAGACATGCGGAGAGAGTAGCTAAGATTAATAGTGTGCTTGGCAGATGACGTGTTCGCAGTGGGCAGCATCCATGGCGCCCTCACAGGTGGGATGCTCCAGGGGCGAGTAGGGGAGGGGCGTCGCCCCATTGAATATTCCCTCACAATCCGCTGGGCCGATAGGTGCCAGCATAAGGTTGTGAGGCTAGGGAATCTATGAGCAGACCGAGACACGCTAAACGCGACCAAAACCAGGGGCAGATCGTTGACGAACTGCGTTCCCTGGGCTTTTACGTGCTGGACGTGAGCCAGCTTGCGCACCTCGGCTTTGATTTGCTGGTCAAGGGGCACCACAGAAAGCGGCTTTGTCCGGCGTGGCTGGCGGTTGAGGTCAAGGCCGAGGGCGGCGCGTTGACGGAACGCGAGGAAGAGGTCGCGGCAGAATTACAGATGCGCTACGGTGACGAGGCAGCTTACAAGGTGGCGTATTGCGCTGAGGATGTGGCGGAGTGGTTCGGGGCGGTGTGATGAGTAACCGCTACTTTGACCAGCTTCCGGCGCATGTCACTTTTACCGAGACCTGGGGCAACAAGCCCGGTCTTGGCTCGTGGTGGAAGCGGGCGCTGCATAAGGCACGTCGCCGATATTGGCGTGAAATGATAGCACGCGGTTTCTGGCTGGACAAGGTAGAGCCACATCCCAGGGAGCCAGTGCGCTACGAGTCGGAAGTTAATTGGCGGTGCTGGTAATGCTTGAGCGCATAGCGGATCAACTGGCGGAGATCATCGACCTGCTGCGGGAGATCGTGGAAGTGATGCATGATTTGAGGCATGAAAGGGCGCTGCGTGGTGAGTGACGATCACCTCCCCCTCACCGCCGCCCACACGCATTTCAATCGCGATGCGCCAGTGGTGCTCATTCGGCGCGTTGGGGTCGAGGGTCATCACCGCTGCGTTGTCGATGTGCTACCGGAGCGGTTCGCAGAGGCCGAGATGGAGCACATACCGCTCAAGCAGGCGTGGTATGGCGATCAAGAGGACGTGACGGGGGCGCGGATCTTGCGGGGGAAGCGGGCGATGCGGTTGTTGGGGTTGTTGGGGGTGTGATGGACAAGGTGGAGTTTCTGGCCCATTTCCCCAGCATTCAATCTGCGTTCAAACGCCATGGCGGGGGAAATGGACTACGAACCCAACTCGACATTCCAGAGAAGTATGTTGAGGATGCAGTACAGCTAATGGCGCTGACGACGTGCAACTTGAAAGTGACGGTAGAAGTGGCGGAATCTGAGGACAATGGCCGAAAATCTTACATCTAGCGAGCGAATAAAAGAGCTTTGGGTGTTGCTGAATCACAATCAGCGGCGCTTTGTCGTGGAGATGACACAATGCTCCACGAAGAAAGAGGCCGCTGAGGTAGTTGGCATTGACCCGCGCACTGTTTACAACTGGCCTTCGATTGTTGACGAAGCCGTTGACCTTTTACTTGCCGATGCTCGCACGGCAGCGGTGGAGATGCTGACACAGGCCCTTACTCGCGCCGTGATGATTAAGATTGCTGGCCTTGATAGTGGTGATGAGAAGATACGCCAAGCGGCGGCATCCGAGATCATTGATCGGGGGCTGGGCAAGGCGACGCAACACTTAGAGCACAGCGGGGACGCTGCAACCTTCCGCGTCGTCTACGAAGACGAAGAGGGCGACTAATGTGGAGTACAAGGTTGTCCGACGCAGACCGCACGACAAACAGCGCAAGTTTATTTACTCGCCAGCCAAGCGAAAGATTATCCGGGCTGGAAGGAGGTCGGGCAAGACGACGGGTATTGCTCTGCTTGCCATTCAAGCGTTGCTCGATAGGCGGCGCGTTCTCTATGCCACGCCGACATCGGAGCAGGTGGGCAAGTTCTGGTTTGAGGTCGTGAGGGCTTTTCAGGAGCCAATCGAGGCAGGCGCACTTTACAAAAACGAATCGCGGCACATTATCGAGCTTCCCAATACTGAGGTTCGCATACGGGCAAAGACGGCTTGGAACGCGGCAACGCTTCGAGGTGACTATGCTGACGTGCTCATCTTCGACGAGTGGCAGCTGATGAATGAGGACGCCTGGGGGCTAGTCGGCGCTCCGATGCTTCTGGACAACAACGGCGATGCGGTGTTTATCTACACGCCGCCGAGCCTGAGAAGTCGGAGCGTGACGAAGGCCGACGATCCACGGCACGCCGCCAAGTTGTTCAAGAAGGCCGATGATGACAAGACTGGTCGCTGGGAGGCTTTCCATTTTACATCACACGACAATCCATACATCAGCCATGAAGCGATAGAGCAAATCAAGCAGGATATGACCCGCCTTGCCTATCGTCAGGAGATTCTGGCTGAGGACATCGAGGACGTTCCGGGGGCGTTATGGACACGCAAGCTGTTGGAGACATGCAGGCCCGATCACGTTCCGCGCTTTTCCCGCATCGTCATCGGCGTCGATCCCGCTGGGGGAGCGGCAGAGAATGGCATCATCATCGCCGGCAAGGGGGTCAAGGACGGGTTGGTCTATGTTATTGGAGACAAGAGTTTGAAGGCATCGCCTAACGAGTGGGGGCGCACTGTCGTCAAGGCATACCACGGGCATGAGGCTGACCGCGTGGTAGCTGAGACGAACTTCGGCGGCGATATGGTAGAGCATGTCATCAGGACCGTAGATCCCAGCGTGAGTTACAAGAACGTGAGGGCCAGCAGGGGGAAGGCGGTTCGGGCGGAGCCTATTGCTGCATTGTATGAACAGGGAAAGGTGAAACACGTCGCTGGGCTAGACGAATTGGAAGATGAGATGTGCTCTTGGGTGCCGGATTCGGGAATGGACTCGCCCAATAGAATGGATGCGCTGGTGTGGGCGCTAACGGAGTTGATGCTGGGTGATTCTGGCAGAGTGAGGGTATACGCATACTAATGGACTTGGAACTGGCATATTCCGCTTGGTTAGCAGGAGAAGAGGCGACGCGCCAGAGCAATATATCGCTGGCACGCGATTACTACGCTGGCGACCACGATGTACCGCTAACCGAGCGCCAGAAAGAATATCTCGGTTTCAACGAGGATGAATCCCGCTTTGCCCTCAATTACTGCGCCACCGTCGTTGACGCTGTGGTGGACCGCCTCATTGTCTCCACGTTTAGCTCTGAGAATGACACGCTGGCCGGTGACACCTGGGACTGGTGGCAGCAGAACCGAATGGACGAAAAGCAGCGCAACGTTCACAAGAACGCGGTGCGCGACGGCGAGGCGTTTGTCATCGTGGATTGGGATGACGAACAGGAGCGACCCCGCTTTTCCCCCCATCCGCGCTACGTTGACGCAGCGCAGGGCGGTGACGGATACGGATGCAAGGCGCACTATCCCGACGACGACCCCTCCCAGTCGATGCTCTATGCCTCCAAACGCTGGACGGAGAAGGTGGACGGCAGAGAGCAGCAGAAGATGAATGTTTACCATCCCGACCGGGTGGAAAAGTACGAACTCAAGAGCGACGGCGACGAAAGTGACTGGCGACTTATCGACACTGTTCCCTGGGTGACGGGGATGACGGTCAATGAAGAGGGTGAGCTTGAGATTGCCGGCGACGGCGGGGAACCGCTGGGCATTCCCGTGATTCACTTCCGCAATCCGTCGCGCCAGACGGAGCTTTGGGACGCAATCCCAATCCAAGACGCGGTCAACAAGACCGCGCTGGATATTCTGGCGGCTGCTGACACGGCAGGGTTCCCGATCTTCGTTGCCAAAGGCTTTACGCCGACCACGGATGGGAAAGCGCCGGACAGCGACGGGGATAACTACATTCAGCTATTTCCAGGTGCGATGGTCGAGGTACACCAGGACGGCGATCTTGACCGCGTGGGCATGGCCGATCTCTCTCCGATGCTGGCGACGCTTGACAACCTTGTGCTGAAGCTGGCGCAGATCACCGACACGCCGACCTCTCGCTTTCAGGTAACGAAGCAGATTGCCGCCGAGGGCACGCTGAAGCAGCAGGAAGAGCCGCTTTTGAGCAAGGTGAGAGTGCGGCAGACGCTCTTCGGCAACAGCTGGGAGGACGTGCTGTACATGGCGCGGGTGCTCTACAACGAGTTTGGCGACGGCGATTTGCCCGCCGACGAACTGGTAGAAGCGCAATGGGAGCCAGCGGAGACACGCGACGGGAAGGCGAAAGCGGAAGAATTGGGCCTGAAGGTGGAGAAGCTGGGCATACCGCTAGAGCAAGCTTGGAGGGAGGCGGGGTACTCACAGGAAGAAATCGATCAGATGAAGGCGATGCGTGGCGAGGAACTGGCACAGCAGAGTAACATCGGCGGGGAGCTGCTGAGGGCATTTGAGGGAGGGGGGTTCTAGTGCGTGTCTCCTGGTCTCCGCACCACCTACACTTGTTACTAACGCGCAACAGACCGATGCTGTGGACGTGGTGGCGGTTCTTGGAGAAAACGAAGGTGGAGTGGGCAAGGGGGTAGGGTGATAGGGTTTCATCAGTGGTGGAAGAAGCATTATGAGGAATATGCAAAGTTGCCACCGCGACAGTTGGCGCTTGAGGGGTGGATAGCAGGTAGGGTACCGGGGCTTGTATTGGCGAAGACGGTGAAGCGCCTCGAAGCCGAAAACGATGAACTCCGCGCCGAATGCACGCGGTTGTATGGTGAGTGCAACGAGTTGGAACCGGTAGAGGACTAATGCCCCAGCCTACACCCCGCGTCTTGCGCCTTGCTAACCAGTTTCGCCGCCAAGCATTGCGGCGGGAGAGGGAAGCTGCGAACGCGCTGGTTCGCTTCTACGGCGAGACGTGGCGGCGGCTTTCGAGCGACATCCAGGATTTGCGGAATACCATCGAGCAGATGACCGAGGCTGGCGAGGAAATCACGAAGGGCACAGTCACCCGCCTGGAGCGGCTGAAGGCGATCCGCAATCAGGCGGCGAAAGAGGCCAACAAATTCAGCAAGTTTGCCGACGCGCAGATAACGGCGGGGCAACGGGAGGCGATCAAGGCGGCGGAGCGGAACGGGCACGATCTTATCCGCGCTTTCTTTCCCGACGACGTAGACCTGGACGAGCTGGGTGTGACATTCTTCCGTATGCCAAGTGAGAGCGTCGAGAATTTGGCCGGGATGCTCCAGAACGGGGCGCCGCTCCGAGAGCTACTGGACGAGGCTGTGGGGGAAGCGTCGGAGGCCTTCGGAGAGCGAATGGTTACGGGGCTGGCATCGGGTTGGAATCCGCGCAAGCTGGCGAGGGAGTTGCGAAAAGAGTATGGAATGGGCTTGACGCGGGCCTTGCGGATCTCCAGGACGGAGCAGCTACGGGCCTACCGCGAGACCCAACGGCAGGTGTATGATGAGAGTGACGTGGTGACGGGGTGGGAGAGGCACGCAGTTGGGGATAGCCAGACGTGTATGGCGTGTTTTGTAGATTGGAAAGTGCCCATTCTAACCAGTGAGGGATCTAAGCCAATATCCAAGGTTGGAGTGGGTGATTTAGTATTGACGCACAGGGGGCGCTATCGTAAAGTAACGAAGCTATATCGTCAGAGCGTGGGCAGTGCTCCTATCGTGACAATTCGCGCTGATTTACCGGGTGGCGTGAATTGGGATAGTTTAACAATGACAGAAGAACACCCCGTGCTGACAAATCGAGGCTGGATGCGAGCAGATGAATTGACCACTAATGATAGATTGGTGGTAATGACTCAGCCGTGTGAGGTTTGCGGAAAGCAGATACCGCATTGGCATTATGGCACCAAAACGTGTTCTAGGACTTGTGTTGGCAAGCTGGCTGCTGAGGGATTGCATTCTAACGAAGAGGCCCATAATCGCGCCGTCGAGAATATGAAAGCCACACACCACAAGATGATGGAGCGCGGGGAGCACCCATTTCAAGATTCGGAAATACGGAGGCGGGCACAGCGCAATGCCCTACGTGCAAATAGCCGTCTAACGTCGAGTAGAACTGAAGGCAAGTTGGCAGAAGCATTTGACGCGCTAGGATTAGAATACGAGACCCAGTATCCCATACAGAGCCATTACAATGAAAGCAACAATCGCCAGTATTGGTACTATGCTGACTTTGCTTTTCCAGAGGCGGGTATTGTGGTTGAGGCTGATGGGGAGCCTTGGCATTCTTGGGATGATGACAGAATAGAACACGACAAGTTGAGGGATGAACGACTTGAGGCACAGGGATGGGATGTGCTTCATTATTCTGGAAGCGAGATTTGTAAAGACGCTGAGGGGATAGCACAGCAGGTTAAGCGTCTTGTAATGAATCATACTGGACAGCATGGCACAACGTTAGTGGCAATTAAGAATATTCAGCGCGGGGTGCGGCATCCCCCCTCCGAGGATTTCAAAGTAGTGCGCTACAATCTTGAAGTTGAAGAAGACCATAGCTATGTTGCCAAATATGCAGTTGTTCATAACTGCATTGCCAAGGACGGCGAGTTCTACGACACGAAAAGCGCGATGGACGATCACCCCAACGGGCGCTGCTATATGCTTCCTGTCACCAAGTCCTACGAAGAGCTTGGCATAGATGCACCGGAGCCGGAGTTCCAGAGAGAGACAGCGCGGGAGTGGTTCCGTAGACAGGATGAGGCTACGCAACGCGAGATGATGGGCGACGCCAAGTATGAGGCGTGGAAGGAAGGGCGTTTTGCCCTTGAGGACATTGCCAAGGTCAATCGGAGCGATGTGTGGGGGGATAGCTGGGTGCCGAAGAGTTTGAGGGAGTTGGTAGGCAATGCCGGTGATTAAGTGCTCAAACAACAAGTACCGCATCGGCTCCGGCCCTTGCGTCTACAATACCCGCGACGACGCCGAAAGAGCCTATCGCGCCTACCTTGCCAGGAAACACGGCAATCCCGGACACAGTTGGGACAAGCTGTATCGGGCGGGGGAAGCGAAGATGGATCACGGGAGGAGCAAGGGGGAGTGATGTTTGTTTTGATGGGATTGTTTTTAGGATTCGTGACAGGTCTGATGGTTGGAGGGATTATTGGGCTTTTTATCATGGCAGAACATCTCTCAAAAACGTTGACAGATGAGCAAAAGAGGCAGTTACAGGAGTGGTTGCATAGCTAAGGGGGCTAAAGGGTGGAGAGAATAGGACAGACTGACTATGGCGATCACATTGTCAAGATGACAGATGATGAAAAGGTGGCATTGGAGGCATTGGCAAGGGCTATTGAGGGCAAGCCAGTATGGGAGATGCAATCTCGCAGAAATACCAGCCCACTTCCAGATCTCACCACTGTCTTGGGCGTCATTGAGGAATACGCCACCATACTAGGCAAAGTGGGAGAATTGAAACACGATCTTGATGACTGGTACGAATATTTGAGAACACGGAAAGGCAATGACTGACCGCGAGTTCTGGCTTGCGATTCGGCGGGCGCTGCTGGCAATGGCGGCGGCGATTGAGCGAAAGTATCTAGGAGACAACGCGAGTAAGTAGCACCACAACCGAATAACCCGGCCTCCCAGCCGACACGCTGGCACGCCAAGGATTGCGACGGAGCACGTGAAAGACCCTCCGTCCCAGCCCTTGGCGTTTTCGTTTTATATCACGCGACGCGAGCGGTCAATCGCGGGAGGAGAACAATGGACGACGAACAGAAGCAGGAAGAGACCACCACGCAGACGCCGGCGGAAACAGGCGGCAGCGAGTCTCAGGATGACACGCTCACACAGGACGAGGTGAATCGTATCGTCAGTGAGCGCGTGAACCGGGCCAAGCGGTCAGAGAGAGCCAGCCTGCTCGAAGAGCTAGGGCTGGACAGCGTGGATGCGCTCAAAGAGACAGTGACCGCTTACCGGGAGAAGAAAGAGGCTGAAATGTCGGAACTGGAGAAGGCACAGGCCAAGCTGGACAAGCTCAAGGCCGAGAAAGCCGACCTGGAAGCGCAGATGCGTGAGAGCCGCATCAAGCGAGCGGTGGAGGCAAAGGCGCAAGAGTTGAACTTCCACAACCCGGCGCGAGCCTACGACCTGATGGACAGAAGCGACGTGGATCTGATCGAGGGCGACGTGGTGGGTGTGGAGGAATCGCTGAAAGCGCTGGTCGAGGCCGAGCCCTATCTGGTAAAGCAGAAGAAAGCACCCGACATCGACGCTCAGAGAAAAGGTAAGAAAACCGACACTGAGCCGGACGAAGAGCGAAAGCAGAGTATCTATCGCCGGCACGGTGTAAGAGTGTAACTAATAGGAGAGCGAAATGGCAATTTCCAAGACGAAGGCTGACATCCGACCATTGCCAGGGGCAGATGTGCGCCGCTTCGATTGTGGCGGTGCGGTTGACGCCGGGGCCGCTGTCTACATCGCCAGTGACGGCGACGTGGAGGAGGCATCGGCTGACGCCAACGCCAGCGCGAGGGCGCGAGGCATCGCCGTGGCAGACCGGGACGGGGATACCAGTTTCTCTAGCGGAGACCGCATTGACGTAGTGGTACACGGCCCGGTGACGGGCTTTTCCTCGCTGTCCGAGGGTGTGCCGGTTTACGTTGATGGCGACTCCGGGACGGGGGCTGGCCCTGGCTCGATGGTTGAGACCGCACCGACGACCGCTGTTACCGGCGGCGCGTCGGCATATCAGTTTGTCGTGGGCTACAACGAAAGCTCCACGACCATCTACGTGTCGCCGCAGTCGGTTGATCCGACGGCGACGGGCAGCTAGGGAGGCTAGACGATGGCTACGCTAGGATTTGCTGATCTGAAGGACACCAGCCTCCCCTCTCTTTGGGATGCTGCTGAACTCAAGAAAATTGAGCTGGCCGATTCGACCAGCTTTGAGCAGATCGTCCAGGAAGTGCAGGTTTCGCTCGGCGGGTTGAACACCGAGCTTTTGGGCCTGCCGCATTACTCCGGCATGTTCGCCGTTGACGACGAAGCCGCGATGGAGTACCCGATTGGTGTCTCCAACGGCGTCGAAGAGGCGACGGAGTACGGTATGCCCGACCCGCAGCGCGGGGCAACCACGGGGCACATGCTCCCGCTGAAGCAGTGGGACAGGGCGATGGGTTGGACGATGATGTACCTCCGCAAGCACCGGGCCAAGAAGCTCGATGCTGACGTGCGAAGCGCAATCACCGACGCCCGCAATCACTTTCAGAAGCGGCTCTTGACCCGCTTCTTCTCCAGCTCCGGTAATACCGTGGGCAGCACCAGCAACGCTGACGTGCCGCTGGCCGACGGCGGGAGCACTGATTCCAACTACGTCCCGCCCGATTCCCCGGAGGGGGAGAGTTTCACCAGCTCCCACGACCACATCCTGGACACGGGCGACCTGACGGATGACGCTATTGGGATCACCGACCTGGAGTATTGCGTCGAGCACCTCCAGGAGCACGGACATCAGGGACCGTATGAGCTTATCGTCCCCCGTGGCGACCTGAGCTCCTGGACGGACGTAACGGGTTGGAAGAAACCCGAATGGCCGGGGATTGTGTATCACTCTTCGGCGGTGGAACGGGCCAACATCGCCGGCATCGAGAATTACGCCGGCTATATCGAAACTCAGTATGGCGTGTGCCGCGTTTGGGCGACGCCCCGGCTGGAGAGCAGCGGGAACTACTGGGGCCTGTTCAAGAGCTACGGCGCGGGCGATCCGCGCAACCCGCTCCGGCTCCGCATTGACCCCAGCTACGGGTTCGGCTGGAACATCGTTCCCGGCAATTGGGTCAACTCGCCTGTTGAGCTCCTGCTGATGTACGCAGAGTTCGGCGTGGGTATCGGTGAGGACCGCACCAACGGCGTCATTGCCTACACGGGCGGCGCGTCGTGGAGCGACCCGACGATTAGCTAGTAAGTGACTGGGTGGGGGCGGGCGACTGCCCCCACTCGCTCACATCGGAGGAACTATGAGAGAAAATCTATATAGGGTGTTTGTGGTGGCGCTGTTGGTGGTGTGCGTGGGGCTTAGTGCGCTCAACGCCTTTGTGCCGCCAGAGCAACCAGAGGCACGCGGGGCCGGCGATTTCGGACAGTATGGCTCGATTCAGATTGTCAGCAACGGCAACCTGAAAGTCGGCAACGGCACGCCGGACACGACGCTGAACGGAGAGGACGCCTATGTCGAGGGCACGTTTGAGGGCGACGGCAACGCAAACCTCGACGGCAATCTGGACGTTGACGGCACGACCAATCTGGATGACCTGGACGTAGACGCTTCTGGCGAGATTGAGATTGACGGCGGGTTGACCGACTTCGGCGGCGGAACGTGCGGTGTGGCCGACGGTGATAACGACGTGTGCATCGCTGCGGTGCTGGAGGTTGACGGCGAGACGGAGCTTGACGGTGCGTTGGATGCTGACAGCACGGCGAACTTTGCAGGCGCGGTGACGTTGCAAGGGGCATTGTATAGCTCCTTTACCGACCTCGCGGTGTCAGACGGAGATACGATTACGCCAACATACACGACTTATGCACTTGATACTAGCGGGGCCGTGACAATTACACTCGCGGCATCGGCACAAGAAGGCCAGCTATTAGTGCTTGTGGGTGATGACAGCAACACCATCACGATTAACGACACCAACCTACGCAGTAATGATGGTAGCGCCCAGACATTGGGACAGTACGATGCCTTGATGTTTGTATACCAGGACAGCGAGTGGATCGAGATTAGCGACTCGCCGAATAGCTAATGAAAACCTTCGCCTATTGCTGCGCGTCGTATCGGGAAGCCGTGAGGAAGGCGGCGGGTGTGTTGCCGATGTGTTCCCCGCCCCACACCTCCAAGAGCTTCTGGATTCCGACGCTGCTTGAAAACCGCGATCTGTTGTACTTCGACCTACACGGGCATGCGGGTGACGCGCAGTGGTATGGCGACAACGCGCTGGTGGCGCTCAGGGCTTCGCAGATCCGTGGGGCCGACCTGGGCGGCGCTGTGGTGTTCGCCGCCAACTGCTACCTGAGCGATGACGATTCACCAATGCTCGACGCGCTGCTGGATGCTGGCGCGTCGTGGGTGGTGGGCGGCCAAGGGCCGAATTATGGAGCGAAAGGAGAGCGACTGGTCGGCGCGAATCTGCTGGGTATGTGGTTCCACCGGCTGCTGGAGTTAGGCTTCGACGTGTTGGATGCGCTGCGGCTGGCGAAGGCAAGGATGCTGGCGAGTCGCTGGGTATGGATGCAGGCAAACAGAGATGCGAGGGCGTTTCGTGCGTACCATCGCATCTGACTTCATAGCGCACCGTGGGGCGGCAGAGTTCCCCTCCTTTGCTCACCGCCCCACTGGTGCCATTTGGGAGGACTAATGAGCGTTGAAAAGCTATTGAACAAGGGCTGGAGTGACACACATCGCTCCATCGACCTAGACGAAAGTGCGGAGTCCATCAAGGTTAGCGCGGGGCGCCTGGGCGGGCTCGTGGTGCTGAATATGAGTGCGTCCGTGCTTTACATCAAGCTTTACAACAAAGCAAGCGGCGATGTGACGGTGGGCACCGACACGCCGAAGATGACGATTCCCGTACCGACCAATGGCGACACCAATGGCAGTGGCTTTGTGATTAACTTTGGCATACGGGGCATTGAATTCTCCACAGCAATCACGATTGCGGCAACAACCGACCTTGAGAGCAACGGTGCGCCAAGTGCTAATGATTGCATTGCTCATGCCTGGTATGAGTAGTGCTGCTCCAATAATGGGTATTGTCAGGGCAGTAGAGCGGGAGGCGTAGATGGGTGGATTCTTCGGAGCGAACGCGCGCGGCCTGGGCGGGTTCATTGGTGGAGGTGGCGGCGCTTCTTGGACTCCTGAATCCCCTACAACCGACGGTGGTGTGTCTCCGCACACTTGGCACTACGCTGGCTCTGACGGGCTGTACCAGGACAGCGGCAAGACGACGGTGGCTGATGCCGATGGCGACCCGGTGGGTGCGAGTGTCAATCAGGGCAGCGACAGTCACGACATCGTTCAGACAACCGATGCGGACAGGCCGACGTTGAAAACGAGCGTACTGAACGAGAAACCGGTGTTTAGGTTTTCAAGTCATTATTTAGTAGGCAGCTATTCCTCATCCGTATCGCAACCTGTGACGATGTTCTTGGTGACAAAATTGGACGCGGCAGCGGTGGGTGATAGTAGCGCTTATCGGCCTTTTACAAGCGAGGATGGGACTAACCAACATTTATTTTGGAAGCATACGACTAAAAAATGGAGAATGTATGCCGGAAACGCAATAGAGGGCAGCGCGAGTGTAGATTCAGACTGGCACATATTCACCCTTCTATTTAATGGTGCTTCTAGTGGTATGTGGATAGATGGCGTCAGTGATATTTCTGGCAACGCGGGAGCAGAGGGATCAGATGGGTTAAGCTGGGGGGCATTTTACAATGGGGGTAATGCGTTTGACGGAGATCAAGCGGCGATCCTCACATATGATTCCAACTTGAGCACCGCTGATAGAAACCAAGTACAGACCTATCTTTCGGATGAATATGGAATATCCGTAACGGATTTTTAGATAATGGTGGCGGGGAGGGCAACCCGTCACCAGAAAAATGGTATGTAAGCCCGTGAAATGGCACAAGGCACTATATTAGATCCATTTACATTGCCAGAAGCATTAGCAGCGGAGGCGATAGGGCCAGGCGATACTGTCTATTTGCGCGGTGGTGTGTATACCCAATCACCGGGGACGCGATGGTATTTCCCCAGCGGGTCATCAGATGGGAATATTACATGGTCGGCTTATGAAGACGAGCGCCCGATACTGAATAGAGAGAATGATTTACCGCCTAACTTATCCCTGGGGGATTACACGACCCTTAACGGGATTTGGCTAGGTGGTCAATGGAAAACAGCGGGCGTGATAGATGATGGCGGATTTGTGCAATATACCGTAGAGGAAGAAGCAGCGGGCTATGGTGGCACAATTGCGATGGGGTTATATTGCACTATCCAGAATTGCACGTTTTGGGGATATGACAACGTAATTATCGAGGGGGTGGGGCATCACAATAGATATACTACAAATCATTTTTGCAGGGTGGGCAGAGGAACAAAGGCACATGGTATGTATCTAGCAGCCGGCGATACCCCTATTAAGCATAATACAGTGGCGAATAATCTTTTTACAGGTGGTGAGGGACTGGCCCTTAGCTTTAGGTCTGATTATGGCACGATTGAAAGATGCTTTTTTGGTGCTCATCATGTGAGCTTGGGCGTGCGGGGCGATCACTGTTCGGTGGGGCGCAATGTCTGTTATAAGCCGCAAGGAGAGAATCGCCTTGCTACAATTTGGAGCGGGGCGACAAACACCGCATTTGCAGACCAGTGCCTCATTGAAGCGGGGGATATTCAGGGGGTTGGTAACGGAACAACCGTTGAGACATTGTATTTGTTGGATAGGTTAGCTGGTCATAGTGATTATGCCCCTGGCGAACGCGTCACAGTCGAATCAGGCACAGAAGATCGATACTTGGGCGTAACGAAGGCACAAATCGAAATTGCAATCTCTGGTCTTGACACACTTTTTGCTCAGAGCGTGACTGACATCGCAGCTACGCCAGATGCGGATTTTGACCAGCATTGGAACGTGTTGCAGACAGCGGTAGATACGTTTGCGGCGCTTTAGGTAAGACAAGCCATGTTATTGGAGCAGTAGGAGTAGATTATGGCATTCACATACGATGACAGCCTGAGCACAGACCGGGACAAGGTGCGGCGCTGGTTGGGTGACGTAACGGAGAATAGCGGGCCGCTTCCCGATGATTCCAATTTCTCCGACAACGAGATAGCGGGACTCATTGACGCCGAAGGGACGTGGCAACGGGCGGTTGCGGCTGGCTTTGAGGCATTGGCGTCTGCGTGGCGGCGGTATCCGAGCTTCAAGGCCGATGGGCTGTCATTGTCACGCTCCGATATTGCGGATGGATACGCAGAGCAAGCGGTGGAGTGGCGCGAGAAATATGGGCGGACAAAGGGCGTCAACGTGGCCGGGATCATCAAGCTGGACGGATACAGCGATGACGTGACCAGCGACGACGTGGATACCGATACCGAATATGAATCGAGCTTTGAATACGTGCGGTTGAAGTAAATAGGGGCAAGGGGGATCTATGAGGACGTTGTGGATAGGGGCGGCTCCGTGGCAGAACACGGGATACGGAAAACCGATGCGCTATCTCGTTCCACGCATCATCGAGGCCGGTCACGAGGCGATGATAGCACCGTTTTTCGGGTACAGCGGGCCGCCGCTTAAAATGCCCCTGGGCGGAGAGATGGTACAAATGCTTCCGCCGGGGCACGAAGGGCACATTAACAACATCATCGACTTTCACGTGCGGAACTGGGGCATCGACGCGGTGATAAGCCTCTGCGACGTGTGGATCTTCAACGATTGGGGCGAGAAGGGGTTTGTGTGGCTTCCGCGCTTCCCCATCGACACGCACCCTATTAGCAAGCCGACGCTGGAGGCGATCAAGGGTTGCCATACACCGTTGGCGCTGACCAAGTGGGGGCAGCAGGAGCTTATTAGTGCGGGATGGGAAACGGCGAAGTACATCCCCCACGGCGTTGACTGCGACATCTACAAACCGCGTGACAAAGCCGAGTGCCGGGAGGCCGTCGAGCTTCCAGAAGATGCGTTTGTGGCTGGGATGGTAGCGGCCAATTCGAGCGAGCCGAGCCGAAAGTCATTCCCCGAAGTCGTCCAGGCGTGGCGATTATTCAAGGAGTCGGGCGGCGAGGGCTATTTGTACCTCCACACGGCACAGGTGCCGGAGAACCGCCACAAGAACGGTGTGGATTTGCGGCAGATCATCGAAACGATGGGCCTGACGTATGCGGCAATGAACGAGCAGCGGGGGAAGGTGCTTGAGGCCGACGTGCTCTTTTCGTCGCAGTACAAGCTGGGAATCGAGGCATACGATGACGAGTGGCTGGCGAAACTCTACAACGCCTTCGATGTACTCTTGCTCCCCTCTCGCGCTGAAGGATTCGGGATTCCGCTCATTGAAGCGCAGGCGTGTGGCGTTCCCGTCGTATCCAACGGTGTGACCTCAATGCCAGAGCTCACCTTCGCCGGGGAGTGCCTAGAACCGCTTCAGTGGGCCTGGAGCACCAGGAAAGAGGGCGTCAAGGACGGCGGTTGGCGGGGCATTGCCGACGTTGACGCGATTGCTGAGGCGATTGATTGGGCCGCAAACCTGGACGATGATGAGCGAGAAAATCAGGCGCAGTTGGCGCGGTGCGGGGCGTTACAATTCGATTGGGAGGCGCTAATAGAGCACAGGTGGTTGCCATTAATGGAGGAATTGAGCGAATGGATTGCATAGACAAAGCGTTCAGTATCCGTTGTATGCTGGGCCGTGACGAGGCCCAATTCCTCTACGATTGCGCGAGGGAAGCCCCTGATGGTGAGTTTGTGGAGCTTGGGCCTTACTTTGGGGCATCGACCATCATCATCGCGTCGGTGGTGAATGAGAGGGGCTTACCTTTCACGACTATCGACCAGTTTACGGGCGACTTCGGAACGCAGAATTACGACGCCTCAAGCCCTGAAATTCTGCGGCAAAACCTGAGGGGCACTGGTATTGACCCGCTCCCCTGCATCATCGAAGGCGATAGCGCTGACGTTCCCGGCGGGTTGGGCCTTCTATCCTTCTTATTTGTGGATACCGACCACAACGCGGCGACGCTGGAACCGGAGTTGGACGCTTGGCTCCCGTTAGTGATGTGCGGCGGCGTGGTGGCACTCCACGACTACGACTGGCCGGGGCGATTCCCGGAGATGATCGAAGTCATTGACCGGCGATTGGGTGACAGTGACGAATGGGAACACATTGGGCTGGTGAATCATCTAGTGGCGTTCAGGCGAGTATGAGTGAGATCACCGCCGTTTTGGTCACGCACCGCCGGCCCGACAACATCCAGCAGATCGTGGATGCGCTTAAACAGCAAACCGTCGAGCCGGATCTGATACTGATAAACAATTGGGATATGGCGGCGTATCAGGTGGAGCGGGCGGCTTTTGTGCCGTGGAACGCGGGACCGGTGATGCGCCACGTTTTCGCTACCTACGCAGAAACCGAGTGGGTGATGGCGCTGGACGACGACCTTAGACCTGCTGATGCTGAGTTTGTTGAGGATGCGTTGAGGTTGGCGAAGAAGCGGCCCGGCGTGATTACGTGCGCCTTCGGGCGGCACTTGGGCCAGTCGGAGCCATACTACCGACCACGTAACGAGTTCGGGCGGGTAGCGATTGCCCTGGGGCGGATGATGATTTTTAGGCGCGAGCTGCTGGACAACGTGGGCCTGCCGCCGATGCGCTTCCCCTGGGCGTTCAGGAGTGATGACATTTGGTTGAGCCTGGAGGTTGGCAGGGGTAAGCCTGTTCATTGGGCAGATATGGGATTGAGCAAGCGGTTGGTCGATATGCCGGAGGGGGGTCCAGAAGTGGCGCTATCGCTGCAAAAGGAACACAGCGCGGGACGAGAGGAAGCCTGTCGGTGGTGGTTGGAGAATCGGCAATGAAAATCGGATGGGTCAACGATTATACCATAGACGACTACGCTGGCGGTGCGGAGCTGACCAACCAGCGCATTATCGACCATGCGCCGGAGTGGGCAGACATTGAGTTGGTGACGCCCCACATCTTTCCAGCGGAGAGCGACTGTTACATCATCAACAACATCCGATTCTTCCCTTGGGGTCAGTGGCAAAAGATGATGCGGAAGCCCTACATCTACTTCTGTCACGACCCGGCACACGGGCGCCTGCCGTGGCAGGGGGGGAAGATACCGGAGTTATTCAGGCGAGCCGACGCCGTGGTGTTTCTGTCGCCTTACCACCGGGACGCGGTGATGCACAAGCTGAATATCGAGCTTGATGATGTGCATCTCTGTCCCAGCGCTATCGACCCGTCACCGTTCTACGCAGCGGAGGAAAAGAGCGGGGCGTTCTTTGCGGGGACGTTCAGGGAATACAAGGGAATCGCCGAAACCGTCGAATGGGCGCGAAAGAACGGGGAGACGGTGGACTTCTACGGTGACGGTTCAGTAAGGCCTATCGGGAAGGGTGTTGGATTCGTCGGACGGGTCCCTTATGAGCAAATGCCTGACGTGATGGCTGGGTATGAGCGATTGGTATTCTTCCCGCAGTGGATCGAGGCTTTTGGGCGCGTGGTGGCTGAGGCTGCCCTGAGCGGTTGCCGCCTGGAAGTCAACGGGAACGTGGGCGCAATTTCCTGGGGCTGGGATACGCGGCAGGAATGGGCCGAGGGTGTGGGCAGGGCGCATGAGCGGTTTTGGAGCATCGT